TTGACGGCCTTCTCGGTCTGTTCCTGGTTCAGGAACAGCGCCTGCGCCGGGCTGATGTGGTTCGCCGCATGCCAGGCCCTGGCCCAGTTGTGGGCCGAGAACGGCCCACCCTTCAGCTCGCCCGCCATCAGGGCGGTCGAGATCGGCTGCGAGATGCCGTTGTCGTAGACCCAGTTCAGGCCCTTGGAGACCGTCTCCACGGCAGGATTGCCGAGTACGGCCTTGCCGACATCCTTGCCGATGTCCTCGGCGAAGCCGCCGGCCCTCTCGAAGCCGTGGCCTACCTCGTTGAGGAACCCGCCAAGACCCATCACTCACCCGCCGCATCCGCCGGATACACGTCCAGCGGCGTGGACGTGTTCTGGCTGGCATACGCCAGCAGGTACCCCAGGTCCGTCTGCGGACCCGCGGTCGAGAACTGCTGCGCCAGCGGCGGGGCGTTGTTGAGGAACTGGTACATCGCGCCCAGGCGCTCGAACCATTCCATCAGCTCACCGTGGCCTTGATCGACCTCACGTAGTTGCGTGCCGCAGCCGGGGCGCCCGGCTGGTCCGCCAGATGCTCCAGGACCGGCAGATAGGCCTGGAGCATCTTCATGTCCGCGTCCTGCTGCGCGGGCAGCCCCAGGGCCTCCAGGCCCGGCCCCGCGCCCAGCGCGGCGCCCGCCGTGACCGGCGTGTCCGGCTGCTGCGACGGGGCCCCGAAGGCGGGCCCCGTAGGCAGGCTCAGGCCTGCCAGTAGACCCGGGGCGGCCTGGTCGCCGCCCGGCTGCTGCGCCAGCGGCGCGGCCTGCTGGAGCTGCCGCAGCTGCGTGGCGTCGCCGTACGCGCCGCCCGTCGGCACACGGACCGGCTGCTTAGGGTTCGCGGCTGATCCGTCCGTGCGCTTCGACAGAGCCCCCGGCCCGGAGACCGGGGCGGGGGAGCCGGGGGTCCGCTGACCCCCACGGCCATCGGCCATGACTCCTCCTAGAACCTGTTGTCACTTTGGCGGTGCCGCCAAAGTGATCAGTGGGCCCGCATGCCGTCGTTGTCGCCGGTCGGCGCCGGGGTCGGCGCCAGGGACGAGCTGTTCCAGGTCTGGCCGATGTTGCTCGGCGCAGCGGAGCGCGGGTTGGTCATGGCGCTGGACTCGTCCGGCATCTGGGTGTGCGGGCCGTTCATACCGCCCTTCAGGGCGTCCATCGGCTGACTGGCGCCCTCGTGGAACGGGTCGCCCACGAAGCCCTCGCTGTACATCTCGCTCATGGCGATCACTTCCTGTTCTTCGGGTCGCTGTGGAACTCCCCGAACTTCCCGCGCCTGTCCTCGCTGCGGCGCGGCTCGGAACAGCCGTCGAACGAGCACAGCGAGCCGGCGAAGTCCGGCTCGACAAGGTTGCGCGCGTGCTCGCGCAGCACCTCGGCGCAGCCGATCCAGTGGCCGTCCTCGCGGCCACACTCCCTGCAACTCATGCCGCGATGCTCCTCTTCACGCCAGCCGTGATGTTCGGCTGGCCCGATGACGTGAGTCCGGCCAGCAGAGTCTGCATGTCCGGGCGTCCGCCCGGCCCCATGCCCGCCTGACCGGGCGCCACCCCGAAGGGGGCGCCCGTGGACGGGTTCTGGCCCTCCAGCGCCCCCTGGGGGCCCTCGACCCCAGGGGCGCCGGGGCCTCCCGCCGCCGCAGGGGGAGGCGGCGGCGGGGTCTGGAAGACATCAAGGATCGCCTCGTGCAGAGGCGTCCCCTTCTCGCGCTGCGCGATGATCTGCGCGCTCTGGCGCAGCAACATCGTCGGATCCATGCCCTGCTGGGCCATGATCCCGATCGACTGGAGGGCGCCGAAGACGCCCTGCTTGAGCGCGTCCGTGACCTGTTCGTTATCGATCTGGATCTGGAGCGCGTTCACGTCCACATCCATCGGCAGCTGGCGCTGCACGAAGTCCCGGGGGACCAGCTGATCCCCGCGCAGCTGGAGCAGGAAGACCAAAGCCTGGTTCGGGTTCATCCCGGCGGCGAAGCCGTACGTCACGCTCACGCGGTAGTCCCCGCGGATGTCCTTCGCGGGGATGTACGTCTCTTGGAACGGCGTGCCGTTGATCACGCCGGTCACGGTCTTCTTCGCGTCCGGCCAGAACTTCTCGTCCATCTCGAAGCACAGCTCGATGGCGCCCTTCAGGGCGTGGCCGATGATCGTGTGCCCGGTGGCGATCTGGATGTCGTACGAGCCGTTCAGGGCGTCCACGCCCTGGCCGGTGATGATGGACGCGTGCACGTCGCCGGTGGCGCTGGCCGGCGTGCGCGTCCCGCGCATCACCTCTTCGGCCAGCATCCCCTGCTGCTGGAACGCCGCCACCGGCACGTCCGTGCCGACGCGGCGAATCTTGTCCGGGTTGGCCGTCCTCAGGACGGCGTTGTCGCCGAAGCTGATCTTCTGCACGTCCGGCGGCACCGCCAGCGGACTGCGGACCGTCTGGTTCGTGGCCTCCAGGCCCAGCATCGCAATGCGGTTCCTGGCCAGGTGCGGATAGATCACGTCATCGAACTGGCCGCGGTCCTGCTCATCGAAGGACGGCTTGACCGCCACGCGCACCGGGCACTTCCCGAGCGGGTTCGGCGCCTCCATGAGCACGAGGTTCCTGCGCTCGGGCATGTAGAGGATCGTGGAGGTCTCGTCCTGGAACTTCACGACCTCCAGCTCCGCCTCATCGGAGCACCCCTGGCGGTTCGCCCAGTCGCGACCGTAGATCCGGTCGCGCAGCTCCGGGAACTTCTGGGCGATCTGGATCGCCTTCTCGCGCCACACCTTGGTGTAGCTGCGCACGTTGCCCCAGCGGTCGAACTCGGGGTAGGAGCCCATGGGATTGTCGAACCGCATGCGCGGGCCGCCGAAGGTCCAGGCCGGCTCCACGATGATCGGCAGCGAGCCGTAGGTGACGTACCAGTCGCAGGCCTGCGCCATCCGGGCCTCAAGCTCGGACTCGATGACGTACGAGTACGCGACCTTGGTCTTCTTCGCCACGAACTTCTTCGCACGATCCGAGGTCGTGACGCCGGTGGCGCAGTTGATCGACGGCAGCGCCGCCAGGTTCTCCGCCAACTGCCGGGCGGACGTGTCCAGCACGTTGGCCACGATCGGCTTCGGCCACGCGTCCGGCAGGCTGCCGGGCTGCACGTTCTGGATCTTGCTTGCGCGCACGTCGTGCACCAGCTGGTGGCGCGCATCGCGCTCGGAGTGGAGAGCGCGCAGCGAGGCGACCCGGCGGGCCACCCGGACCATTCGGTCCGTGTCCGTCGCCACCATCACATCAGCCATGCGCCACCTCCTTACGCCCTGTTATACCCGAAGTGCTAGCGCGAAAGCGCTAGCACTCAGTCTGCGAGCTTGGCCGCGAGGGCGTCCAGCTTCGCCGCGAGTTCCTGCACGGCGACCAGCGCCGCCGCACTGTTCTTCTCCGCGTTCACCAGCGCGGCATGCATGTCGTGGTCGTCTCCCGCCGTGCGGTTCTTGTAGCCCCACACGGTGATGGCGTCCGCCTTGGTCAGAGCCACGGCGTCCTCCTTGGTCTCGATGGGCGCCGCAGGCGCCTTGGGGGCGCCCCAGGCGCCGGGCTTGGCCGCCAGGCACGCGGCCACGGCGGCACGGAACGTGGTCATGTCGAAGCTCGGGTCGGACTTCCAGTCCGACCACTCCTTGTGGCCGATCACGGACTTCTCCGACCATCCGTGGTGGCGGCAGATCGCTGCCGCCCACCGCACCGCGGAGCGGTACTGCTCCGCCGGGTACGGATCGCCCTTCGTTCCCTGGTTCGAGATCTCCAGGCCGTAGAAGTGCGCGTTGCCGTCCACGGCTCCGGAGGAGCCCTCATGGTGGTGCGTGGCCGGCAGGGGCGTCCTCCCGGCGACCACGGCCGCCAGCACGGCGGCGTCGCCGCCTCCGGCATGGTTGGCACGGCCGTCGGCCGTCATGGTCACCGTGCCGCTCTTGGCGAGGTAGCCGTGGGCCAGCGGCCCCGGCAGGTCGGAGCGGCCCGACCAGACCACGCCCCCGTCGCCGGGCGCCGACCCGGCGGTGTGGTGGACCATCACGCCGTTCATCGGGCCCCAGCCGCCGTGCCCGTTGCGGTTGTGGTCACGCCATCCGGCGTGCTCCACGACGTGGAGCCCTTCGGCCTTCAGGGCGGCCAGGAACTGGTCCGCCGTCATCGGGGTTGCCATCAGTGCTTCGCCCTCTCGGCGGTAAGAGCGTCCAGGCGCTCGTACTTCTCCTCGGTGGTGTGCCCGTCCCAGGTCACATGCCCGCCATGCGGGACGTGACCGAAGAGATCCATGTCGTCCGGCGAGATGTGCCAGCTCAACTGGCCCTTGGGGGACTTGACGTAGCAGACCGCCCAGTCGGGCTCGGCAGGGTCAATGCCGAGCGCCGAGGGGTAGACGGTGGCAAGGTGCGCCACCAAGTGCGCCCGCTCACGGTAAACGGAGTCCATCAGAGCCTCCCGGCCATGCGCCGGATCTCCGGCGCCCTGTCACCCTCGATGACATCGAGGTTGTCCCAATAGTCCTGTTCCTCCCAGTGGGGCCACTGCCGTGACTCGAAGGCGGACATGACGGTGAAGGTCCAGCACCCCAGGCATACGGCGTGGCAGTGATCGAGGAACCGATCCGCCACGACCGGGCCAATTCGCCAGTCGTGCTCGTGCTCCTCGTCGGCCATCAGACGCGCTCGGGCCAGTGCCAGGTGTCGCCCTGCGGCTGCGCTTCGGTCCAGCCGCACGCGCAGAAGCGGAACGGGTTCCCGTGTGTGGCCTGGTCGGGGCAGTCCGGGTTGCCGGGCGTCTCGGCGCCGTCGTGGTACGGCACTGCCCGGTTGAAGAAGGTGCCGGTGGGATTGAGGACGGCGAGGCCGACGGTGTCTGAGGCGCCGGTCTCGGTGATAACGGCGGCGCGGCAGCGCTGGGCGTACTCGCCACCTGGGGTGCCGTAGCTGACGTAGTGGACGATGCGGCCCACGGTGGGCTTCTGGTCCATGCTCATCTCCTTAAAGTCCTGGGAAGCCGCCAATGCGGCCGTCCCATGCCTGGATCTCGCCGGAGGCGAGAGCCATCTCCAGA